TCACCGTGACTTTAACCGCTGTGCCGCCAGCCGGGTCTACGGCAGGAGTAGTATCCAGATTACTGAAAGCGTTGCCGTCGGTGGTCACTTGGAAATCTCCAGCGGCAATTGTGGGATTGGTTATCAAAACATTATTATCGGCTTGAGATACCAGCCCGATATAGAAGATAAGTTCTGTTGCCCTTAAGGGCGGCACATAAGACGGCATACTCTACTCCTAGCCCGCCACCCACGTCTGCCCGGTGGGGGTCAATTCGCCGTTTTCGAGCAACGGCACAATGTCATAATCTCCCCGCGTGGGGCCGAACCAATTCAGATACTCGCAACTCGAATCCGCACTACAGAAATCCATCCACTGGCCGAGATAGTCCGCTGCGTCCTGTGAATATGGATCGGTGGAAAAGTACCCCAACTCTGTAACCCAAATCTTTACATCGTAGCCCCGATTGATTAACGCATCCCGCACATATTCATAATCGGATCTGTCAGCCGCGAATCCGGGGCCATACTCGTGTATTGCCGCTATCTCCATTCTCGGATAAGCCCCATATTTGGCATGGTACGCGTCCAGAAAGTCCACGAAATCATAGGGCAAGTTCGGGTGATGGATGAACGCGGGGCCAACGAGTTCCTTGTCTGGCAACAACCCGTCCAGTTCGTGCCAGGCGTCTACCAGTTCCGGCAATGTCATACAGGCCCCCGCGTTGCAATCCTGGTTATTCGGCTCGTTAAATCCCATGATCGGATTGCACATTGACACGTCTATCGCTCCTCCTCTGATCTGAGCCAGATGTCCAGCGTCTCTGACCATCGCATATCGTGATACTCCGTCGCACATTTCGTGGCAGTAAGGACTCCACCCGTAGTACCATTCCGCTCCCAGCTCCTGAAAGACCGGGCACGCTTCAGCGAGCTCGTCCCCCAGGTCGCAACAGATGTTAATCGCCTTCCCTGCTTTCGGGGCAGACATCACCACTGGCAGGTATACCCGTGGTGTCAACTCCTGCGCCCGTAGTTGTGCTACCAAGGCGACTAGCAACAATGCCAGCATGATCGGGATGAGTCGGACGCTTCGGGTAATCAAGCGTTTACCTCGTTGTCTATGAACTTCTGCGTTTCCCTTGCAGTCAACCATCTATCGAAAACGTTACACCGTACCCAGGGCGACTCATTTACAATCCTGGCTACAGGCATCGGGCCAAGCACCTGAATGTTACCTTCTACGTACAGAACTGGTGACTGCGTGAAATCCCCTATTGCCGAAAAATGCGTTTTCATTATTCCCCCCTCTTCTCTAATTTACCAACTATGCTCAAGGTGCAAACATCCGATTGCGGTTCCGGAAGTATGTGTTCTTGGTCAGGCTCCTGTAGTTGCTTTGCCAAATCCTGAATGATAAGCAAAGCTCTCTCTCTACCTATCTTGACCAGAATCCTGTCCGGCCAGTTGCCTTCTATTCGCTTGCCGATGTAGTGCTCAAAATGATAGTCCATGTTACCTCCTCATTTCTAAAGGGCGGCCATTCTCACGGCCACTAATGCCACCTGGGGAGCGGTGAGGGTGCAGGAATAGATGGCGCAGGCTTGAACATTTCCATCTCCATACGAGGCATGGGGAACCCCGCCTACGTTCACAGTTCCGATATAAAGGTCTTGTGTGCCTACCCCCGCCCAAGTGACGGGTATTGCTGCGTCAAACGCTCCGTTCAGATAGCCATTATTGCCTGCTATAGCCATAACGCCTGCGGCAATCGACGCCCCCGGGTTTGCTCCGGCCCCAGCCCCGTTCCAATAGTATCTGTCTCCACCCGTACGCGGAGAAATAGCAAATGTGGTATTACCTCCAGAGGTTGCTCCCAGGAACAAATACGTAGGCGCTGTCAGTGGAACATTACTTAATCTGATTATCATGCTCCAAGTGGTAGCAGGAACTACGCCTGTCGTGAAATACTGAGCGCTTGCCGTCACGAAGTCCCATCCCGTTGGTCCGGCCCAGGGCACGGCCCCATTGCCTTCAACTAAGTCAAACGTCCCCGGATTCGCCAAGTTCACCTTCGACGTGGCATAATCCGCCGCTGCCTTCGCTTGATACGCAGCCACGCAACAACCAATATCACCATCCAAGTCCCACCAACCGCCAGCAGCACTCACTCTCGGTGTGAAGATGCTCAGTCCGGGATTAAAGGTGTGTGCTCTCGAATAAGGAAACATGTAGCCCCCGTCAAGTTACTTCGTCTTGTGTCCCTGCTTCTTGGCCTTCTCTTCCTGCTCCGGCGACCACTTACCCTTCGCTTTCAGAGCAGCGACCTTCTTCGGGAACCGCTCCTCAGCTTGCTTAAGTCGTTCCTCAACCTTCATTCGTCTCATACGTCCTCCTATGCTGGCGTGGTAACTGCTATGCCAGTGGTACAGTGGTTCCCCACCCAAGCGTCTGTTGCGTTTCCGCTGTTGAGATCGCCCCAGTCACCATTCGCTCCGGTATCGGTCAGGATGCACGAGAACCAGTTATCAGAGACTAGATTCCCGGCACCACCCGCTGTGTCGATACCCTCATCCGTTGCCACCGCTGCCGCCTCCGCACTGGTATTGTAGATACGGTTATTGTAGATGTAGCTATGGTCCATACCTTGAGCAGATATAGCTCCAGTTGCGCCAGTACCAGCCCCAACGTCAATAAACGTGTTATCGTAGATGTGGTTGTACATGCTTCCACTTCCGCCCGGATCGACGTAGATTCCAGCGGTATCGCACTCCTGGAAGGTACACCCGGAGATTCGGGCAAACCAAGAGAACTCTAGCTGGATGCCGATGTCCATCTCCTCATCGAAGAAACAGTTCTGAACAACGAGGTTCTCGCCAAACTCTGTCGGATCGTTCCAGAGAGCATAGATACCTATACCACCCAACGCCACCCCCTCGAACGCGAATCCGGAGATGAAGCAGTCCATCGCATGAACGGTGATACACGTTCCCGCTCCTGCGGCTGTGACAGGATGCCAGTAGACACCCAGCCCGCCGGGATTCGTACCGATCAGACTAACGCCCTCGGTGGTGATGGTCACTTCCTCTGCGATTGCCGTCTGCCATGTGGATCCGCCGCCATACGTCCAAGCGTCGTTCTGTCCCACAAAGATCACGTCACCCCGGTTGTCCCTAGTTCTCGCCAGAGCAGCCGCTACCGTGAGGAAGGGCTGCTCTGGGTTTTCACCTGTGTTACCGTTATCAGTGGCGTCGCCGTGGTTGGGGTTGACGTACATCAGCCGCCGGTCACTCATCATGGACTTCCCAAACGTGGCGGTATAGTTGATACCCAACACGCCAGATTGTCCCTCCATGACTCCAACGGTTCTATCGTTTACGGTCATATCAGCCTCCCCTACTTCTTGCGAAAGTCGTCGAGTAGCTTCTGCTTCTCAGCCGGAGACAAGTCAAGCGTGCTCTTTAGGAACTGTACCAGCTCCCGCTCTGACTTAAACTTTGGTTTTACCTTCGGCACCGCTTTCGTTTCTACCTTCGGTTCTGATTTCTTGAATACTGCCATCGTTACCTCCTCCTAGTTGGGCATTGTCGCTGTGATACCCTTGTAGTTGTCCATCCAACTGTTGGCACCGGCTCCGGCCCCGTCCGTGAATGGAATGAGGCCCATTTCGGTATCGCCATAGTTGGCATAGTTGCCGTGGACAATAGCCCGCGTGACCGCCGCTCCCAGAGTAATCGCCATGCCTGCGGTGTTCGACGGTAAGGCAATCACATTGTCAAGAATCTGCGGCGCACCACCTTGCACTACTTCGATAGCCACACCCTGCACCCGGTCAAAGACGTTGTTGTGCAATTTGATGAACGCTGGGTCGTCGTTGATGTAGATACCCTGAGCGGTCAAGGATTGCTGGAAGAAGCAGTTGCCGATTTCCAGACCCTGCTCAATGCTCCCGGCGGCGCTCATCACGCCGTATGCTCCAGTAGAGAAGTAGCAGTCATGGATACCCATCCTGGCTTTATGACCAGCAAACTCGATTCCGGCATGAGAAGCCCCGGCGTTGAAGGAGAAGTTGCGAATTATTACGTCATTGGCTGCGATGCTGAAACAAGCAAAATCACCCACTGAATCCACCACTGCCCACGGAGAGAACGATCCCGACGGCGAGCCGATGATATTGACCTTGCTCTTGTTGATACTGACAGGCCAGGTCTCCCCGGCAGGCTGGTAGTAGTCCAGCACCATGATAGTATCGTTCATGTCATTGGTACACAGTGCCAGAGCTGCGGTCAAAGTCAACTTGGGCGTCTGTGGTGTCAAGCCGTCGTTAGCGTTGAGACCACCGCACCCGTCCACATAAAACACATCACCCAGGCCGGAGCCGGGAATCATGAAGTTACCTACACCCCCGCCGTACCAGCCTGGCCCTTTTGGATTTCCTCCACTTGCCATGTTATCCTCCTATTTCATCACGCGGCTGGAATAGCGACGGTGAATCCGTTGTCCGCCACCTCTGCCTCCGCGACATCCTCAGCGATATTGCCCACCCAGTTACCCGGATTCGCCACGTTTGCGTAGTACCCGCCAGTATTCGAGTAGTCACCACAGAAGACATTGCCCGTGACGATATTATGGCCGCTGGCGCCGCCTCTCATGTCGAGTATGTTGGTAGCCGCGATGCCCTCGCCCTCGTGGAAGATGTTCCCCTTGAACAATGATGTGTTGAAACACCGAAGCTGGTCGAATGAACCTACGTGGTTCTCGTTCTCCCAGAAGAGATTGTTGGTGATCTTGCACATGTAGGGATGGGCGAAAGACGTGCTGATAATGATTATCGCATACGCATTTCCGGCGGCAGTCAATTCCCTGAACTCGTTCCCGTCGATCTTGACATCGTACGGCGCACCTACCAGCTCGATTCCGTAGAATCCAGTGTATGCCCCGTCGAACTCACAGTTCCGAATCGTCGCTCGGCTGGCGTTGTAGTTGCTGGCCGCTACTAGCTCCAATCTGATTCCACTCGAAGCGGAGCCAGGCAAGAACTTGATGCCCTGCACCGTCCAGCCCAACGCTCGCAGCGTCAAGCATGGACTGCCTACCGCGTCAGTCGCCCAGGCGGGAGACCACTCGTCGGAGCTTACCCCCACGATATTGATATGGGCCGGCATGTCGGTAGTATCACCGGTCACAACTGATTCAGTGATGTCGGTCTGGATGTAGATGGTGTCATGTTCCCTCAAATACGGTTGTCGTGTGCCTGTGCCTGCGGCGATCGCGGCGGTGCGGTCAATTAGACCCTGCAACGTCGCCATTGGCTCCCGCGGGTCAGTGCCGTCGTGATTATCGCTTGCGGCTACATCGCGAGTGGAGGGTCGCCCAATGAAGAAGCACTTGCCCCCCTCCCCGACATAGGAATCCGCGCTCGTGCCGATTATACCCAGTTGTCCCTCACGGTATTCCTGGTTCGGCGCGTTGAACGGTCTATTTCCCATGTTATCCTCCTAAAACATCTTTTTGCCGTTGTAGGCTTCGATGAATCCCTGGGCCTTCTCCAGCATCTCGTAAGGCCACGAGTCGGGCTTCTCCTTGCGCTCCTTGATGATGAGCTCAGCTTTCGCTAGAGTCATGCCACCGTAGCCCACCCCGACATAAGCCTCCATTGCTGGAGTCCTGAATTCAATCGACTTCGGTTTGTCGTCTGCCTGCTGTTTCCGTGCCATTGCCCCCACCTCCTATTAGATAGTTGTACCGTCGCTAAAGTAGCAACCCCTGAAGTCTGTCACGCCTACATAAGACGCGTCGTCCCAACCGCCCATGATGTCCTCCACCGTGAACGAAATGTCACCGGTTGCGTATGAACCCATCATAAAGGCTGCCGGTGCTGAACCGCTCACCATCTTGACGCCCGCGGGCTCTTGATATACCACCGGCCCCGGCCAACCCTCAAGTCGGGCCACGGTCACTGCAGCGATGTCGCTCGGACTGGCGAACAGATACCAGGGCACATTTGCGCCTGCAACGGTGATGTACGGATCGACGTATATCCCAGCGATGAACTTGCCCAGCTCGTTGCCGCCCGGTCCGCCGAACGCCAACAGGTTGTTGAGCATCTGCCCGGCCTGAATCTGTAGCACGGGAGGGATGACCAGATAGATCTGCCCGATGCTCATTTCCTCTCCAGCGGCATCCGTCCTCGAAAGCATTCCGTTGATGCCGATAGCCAGGTTAGCAGTCGTTAGACGTCCTGTGCCCGACCACGGCGCACCCAGGGCAACCAGCGTCGCCCGCGTGGTGGCGTTGTCGTACAGGCCATTGACGAATCCGTCTGCCCAGCGTCGGGCCGCGTTCGCCATGCGTCGAGGGGTTTCTTTGATCTTGCCCAGGTCGTCGTTCTGGATCGTCTGCCACGACACGTCGAACTGCGCAGAGTATGCCTTTACCGCAAACTGAACATAGGACTCGTCGATACTGGTGGCGTGGGCCTCGGCCTTCTCGCGCCGGAGGTGCAACGTACCCGGCTCAGTCATCCGCAATCGCTGGATGTCCCTGAAGTCGGGGGCGGTATCGGCGAAGGTGTAGTTCAGCCACGCGCCGGCCTTGTACTCGTAGTCAGAGTAGAACGCTCGCCTCAGCGCAGTGCCGAAATACGTGCTAAAGTGGGCGGTGGTCAGAACTTCTCCGAACTCATCGTTGTCCATGCCCTTGCTCTTGTAAGCGATCTCGTCCATTGCCTTCAGGCGCTCGTCAAGCTGTATGTCGCTTACCTTGGGGCCCCCGCGGTCTGCTTCTGCAAATTCCTTAATCCACTGTATTACATTATACATGGTTCTTCCTCCTGTTTAGGTTGCTGCCGAGCCGGAGCCCAATTGCATAACAGCGATTTCCTGCGTGCTTGCCGTGGCCCCGCCCTTCTCAAAGAGCGCCATGTCAGTGGCGTTTCTTGGAAGCGCCCAGCCGAAACGAGTGTTGGTTGTTCCGTCAAAATTCAACGGCGACGTGCTTAGATACACCCCCGCCGGCATAGTGGCTGAATGGTCATAGTAGATTTCGTCCCCGATGTTGATTGGCCCCCACGTCAACTCCGCAACGTCCTGATTGTAAGTGAGGACATTTCTGACTTCCTGCCAATAGACCATACTAGAGGTGAAATCCACTACCGCCACGTCGAGGTCGTCGTCTACCACCAGAATCGTACCAGTCAACTGTGTAGAATCGGTAAGACTTGTCACCTCGCATGGTTTGGTAGCCGTTGGGGTAGCATCGGTGAGCCGTGCATAGGGAATTTCCCAATGCCGCACCGCTCCTTCAGATGCAACTTGGTAGTCTTGAACAATTGCCTCAGTCATGTTTTCCTCCTATGTTGCTGCTGAACCGGCGCCCAATTGCATAATGGCGCACTCTTGCGTGCTTGCCGTAATCCCGCCTTTCGGAAACAGGGCCATGTCAGTATCGTTACGAGATACTACCCACCCGAAGCGGGTGTTGTTACCGCCGCCGGCTGTTAGTGGCGATGTGCTTAGATACACCCCGGCTGGCATGATGCCACTGTCGTCGTAGTAGACCTCATCGCCGATGTTGATAGCCCCCCAAGTAGCCTCAGCGGGATCATACGTCAGTACATTCCTGACTTCCTGCCAGTAGACCATGCTAGAGGTAAAATCCACTACCGCCACGTCGAGGTCGTCGTCTACCACCAGGATCGTGCCGGTCAGTTGGGTACCGTCTGTGAGACTGGTTACCTCGCACGGCAGGGTGGCTGTCGGCGAGGTGTCAGTCAGTCGAGCATGAGGGATCTCCCAATGTCGAACTGCGCCTTCCGAAGAAACCTGGTAGTCTTGAACAATTGCCTCAGTCATCGTTCACCTCCCGAACCCTCGTACCCAGAGCGCGAGCGTTAGCCGCGTCCTGCCGCCTCACAACCTCTTCCATGCTAACCTTGCCCTTCGGCTTGCTGGCGCTGTGTCCGAACGGCTTCCCGGCTTCGGTGATGTCACTGATATACGCCTTCTCTGCCTTGATCACCTCTGCCAGTTCGTCCCCGACATACGTTGCTTCCTTGAGCTTGGCCTGAGCTGCGGCGGGCAATCCCGACGCTTCCAACGCCTCGCCTACTGCCTCACCGGAGAGCTGTTCCACCTCATCGCCTCTCTTGTCTTCATCGTCCTCAACCGGTGTTTCGTCGCCGTCAGCCGCGGGTTTCACCTGTTCCGGCTTTATTGCCTCCGGCTCGGCGTCGTCCTCGGCTAGCACGACCTCGGTGGTATCCTCGGACGCCTGTACTTCCTCAACGTCCTCCGTTACCTGTTTCTCTTCGTCCATGCTTGCCTCCTCATTATTTTCCGATATAGCCAATGCGTGACCGCCTGCTCCAGCAGCCGTCACCCAGTCAACCGCATGTACCTTCGTTATCGACTCGACCTGATTTCCCTTCTTGCCGTCTAGCTCGAATTCCGTTGCTATACCCGCTGCCAAAATCGAACAGGGCATTTCCTTGAGCAGCCCGGCCTTGTCCAGTAGCTTCATCCGCTCTGCAAAGTTCGGGTCATGTACGACGACCCTGGCAATGGGTCCACCCTCTGGAGTTTCACCAACGATGCCGGTGATGGTGCTAACATAATCACGAGAAGTCTTGTCGTTGGTGTGGTCCTTCTCGAATTGGTGCGCCCCGATGAACTTCTTGGCGTCCCGTTTCAACATCTCTTTGGGGTAGTAGTTCATATCTTTCGCATTGCCCCAACCGGGTTGAATGAGACACACATTCATCACCAGCGGCTCTGCCTCGGTTGCTTCGGCTTCACGCAGGGAGACAGCCGCACCGGAGGCACTCTCTGCAAAGTCCACTTCTGCGATCTCAACGAATACCCACTCCCGCACCACCTCCCGCCATTCACCAAGCGGAGCTAGGGTTTCATCCTTGAACGGGGCATGATAGAATTTGCCGTCCTTCTCGATAATAACCGCTTCGGTAAATTGTGGATCTCGCACGAATTTTATCATGTTTTCCTCCGTTGGTTCTGCCAAGCCTTCCCGCTTATATAATGCCCTGAGTTTCGATATTGCCTTCGCCCTGTCCGGCCCTTCGTATTCCCAAGCCTCTGTCATCAGCTTGTGATCTATCCTGCCGTTGACCTTCACCGGCAAGGCCCAGCCGCCTGGTTCGTTCCGATCCGGAACTACCAGGAAGTCGCTCGCCGGACGTTTCTTGCCGTCGATAGTCTTAAACGCTTCTTGCGATTTCGCTTCCTGCGCCTTGCGAACCCATTTCCCATCCGCTACGGTGTGCAGTTTCTTAAATTGGCTGACTGCGGTGGCCCAAGGATTATCGGGCTTGTTCTTCGATGTACTCGCTGCCATCGTATCGGCCCACTCTGCGATCATGTACGCTTGAGCCAGGGTCACCGACGGCTTGATTCCGCGTATTGCGCTATTGGCTTTAGACAAACTGGAATATGGCATTACCCACTCCTATACCGCCACCAAGAATCCGTCCTCAGCCACGGGCTGCCACCTGACGTGCCAGCCAATTGTGCCTCCCAAGGGAGCGGCCTCGGTGACGTTCAACCGGATGAAAGTGTCAATGTCGCCCGTCTTCTGGCCCACGATGAACTTGGCAAATATTAGACCAAGCTGCTCTGACATAAACCCCAGCGTGCTATCGTGCTATCATTTACAGAAATAGCGTTAGCCACCGCCGTGTCCTTGACAATCAACGAGCCTATTGGCAAGCTGCTAATATCACTTCCGGCCAAACTGGTTATCTGAATCGCTGCGCCTGCCGCCGGGAATAGCTGCAAACTGGCGGCGGTGTTAGTTATCGCAGTCGCGGTCGTCACGTGACCAAATATTAGTTCAACTTCCACAGTACCTGTGACCTGGAATAGGTTGTACGTGCCGGAGCCGTCCAGGGTTATCGCCTTGCGCAGTTCGCTGTCGAAGTCGTAATCGGGCCAGGTGTTGAACGTGCCGCCGTCTACCCGAGTTCCATCACCACCCCCGGAGGAGCAGTTCTTGAAAATGTTGTTGCTGCAACCAGCGACTAGCTCGAATCCAGCCGTAGTGTTGCCAACCGTGGAAAGGTCGCTAATGGTTATATTATCTGCCGCGTTGGTTGACAGATAGACACCTCTGGTGGCCCCGCCGCTACCTATAGCAGAACCCAAACTCACCAGGCACAACCCAGCCGAGAAGTCGTAGCCGGTGGTGGTATAGGTGCTACAGGAGGTACGAATCAGCACCGTTCCCGCGCCGTCGATGTCGAAGGCGATGGACGATGCTAATACCACCGTGTCTTCTATCCAGCAACCGGCCCCGGTGACTTGTATTCCAGGCTGCCCGGCTTGAGCAACGCGAATGCCAACCACCCGGCAATAGTCACCGCTGACGGTCAAGGTCACGCCACCCAGTGCCGTGTCGGATAACACTACGCCCAGCTCACACCACAACTCCGTGCCGTCGAGGGTCATGTCCAGGGTAGTTTCGTCGTATGCACCCTGCTTGACAGAGATAGCATCCCCGGCCGCGGCGGCCGCTATACCTTCGCCGATGGTCAAGAAGGCACAGTTAGGTGACGCGCCCGTTCCACTGGCCGCCATCCCGCCATCTACGTACCAGATATTTCCGCCGAACTTGGGAATGTAGCCGATGTCGAAGTGGTCTACCGTTGCGATCTCAGTAATTCCGGGGATACTCATTGGAATACCGCCTCTACCTGCAACGTGCCAGGTGCGCCTACGTTCCCGCTCTCCCGAGCGCCAATTCTGATACGCTCAATAGTGCCTTCCAGAGCAATGGGTCCGTAACTAAACGCTTCTACCGCCGCACCGGTGGCTTGATATGTTTCCAGTTCTCGTTGCAATTGGCTGGTGACATCCGCGCCCGCCGCCAGTACCCCGCCGGCATAGACGCTCTCCGTAACCCACTCCTGAGCACCAGCAGGAACATTGCCCGCTATGCTGTAAGGCGAAGTCTGAATCTGCAAGTCGAACGCCCCGGCAGCGCCGCCTCTGGTATAGGTGAATGACAGGGTAACGAACTCAAATGCGGGGCAGGCCATTACAGTCGGTGTGGCGTCCCAGGCTCCCGCCGGTAATAGAATGGCCGAGGCACGTGCTTCTTGGACATCCAAATAAGTAGCCGAAATGGTATGAGGCATATTCCCTCCCGTAAACAACAAAAAAAGAGCCGATGAACGCGTAGAAAACGCGTCAAAGTCGGCTCTCAGCTTGTTGGCCCCGGAGGGCTAGCTTCCAATGCTCTCTAAGTAGTATTCAGTTAAGTACCCGATGTGTTGTTTTCCCCAGGTTGTTCACGGTACGTTGCCGTGACGCTCTGGCAACACTCAAGGAAGGGGTCGGGCGCACTCCCTTATTTACATTGCCTACAGTATAGCATGGTTCTTAAGGTTTGTCAAATATGTTGTTAGTTCTTCCTGGTGGGTTTTTGTACTTAGTCTCTTCTATTGACAATGTGAAGATTGAAATATCCAACGTTGGTGCAAACGTTTTTTTTGCACCAACGCGCCTTATTCTGGCGCAACTCTTTTTTCGTCCACCGAGTATCTACTTACCAAGTACTCTACTTATGTAGGTAAATTTTACCTTTCTGACAGCGGTAATTTTTACCTTTCTGAATTTCAGTTAGGTAAATTTTACCTTTCTGAATTTTTGCAGTCAATACTCGTTGATCTTCCGCAGACGCTCAAAGTCCAAGTCAAACCCATACCGCCGTGCTAATGTCATGCCGTCTACCATGCTCAGTGCGCCATAGTCCTCAGCGTAGTTACTGCCGGCGTCACACACTACACAAATAGCGGTCGCTATCAGCAAGCTAAAAACGGCGTACTTCCTGAGCTTGTAATAGTAGCCTGTTGGCCGAAGGAAGCCCTTATCACGCAATCCACGTCGAGCCGTTCGCAGGGTCTTCTCAGTGCAGCCCCATGACAATGCCAACTTCTCAAGACTCGCCCAGACTTCTTGCTCACATTCCCATTGGTGTTGCAAATATTCCAAGCCCAGTCGTGATTCTACCATGCCCAAGCGCAACACGCCCGTATAACGAGAAAAACGCCAGGGGACTGGAGCCCACCCGCCGTCTATGTTCAAGTCGCCTATTCCTAATGAGATGCTTGGGTCTAGTAGCCTGTCACCGCCGAACCGTTCAACGATTTTACGATCTTCATATTCTGTTGCCATATCCACCTCCGTCAAGGTGGTGGCAGCCGGCGGGACTGTAACGGCAGCCCCGGCCCGGCGTGAGCAATAGGTAGCTAACCCATCACGTTACCACCGATTTATTTCGCAGTTCTATTATACCATCATTCGTCCTCACTGCCAATTTCGCAGAACATCCCCGGCTTTACCGGTTACGTCTCCGCCTCGCCAGCCTCACGCAGCTAAAGCCCTCGCAATAGCTATACAAATCACCTCTGGTGTTTGGTGGAAGATTAGATACTTTTCCCTATAATCGCCCGGTCCCAACTCCTCGTGCATGATTGAATGGAGACATTCCAGCACGCGATCCATCCCGGCTTCACTGGGAATTTTGCTTAGACAATACACCGCTTGCCTCAGGTTGCCTGTTGGCTCCCACCACTCGGTAGTAGCATCGATTACTTCAAGCCACGCGGGAAGAAGCCTCTTATTTCCCGGAATCTCTGTCAAGTGATCTTCAAAACCGATCATCTCTGCCAAGCTGTAATTAAGAGCATGTCGCTGTTCATCCGACATTTGTGATATTGGCAAACAGTCCGCATGTGTCACCGTGTAGAAGTTACCCATCACTATCCTCTCCCTCTTCTATCCACAGCCAATGACCCCGACCACGCTCGCATTTCTTGCCGGTCTCTTCATCGTAGCTGTTATCGTCGTAGCTGGTTGGTTTCAACGTGACGTTGTTTATCTCGATGTTTTCTATACAACCTTGTTCGTCAAAGTTGATAGCCGTGACAGGCTTCCCAAACAGCAGCTCATACACGTTCCGCTTGATCTGTACCGCCTCAGCCTCCCTCTGTAGCCGCTGTTGTTCTTCGCTGGCGATAATATCCTCCAGCAACTTCTGTATCGGCTTCCTGTCGGCTTCCTCTATTCCCGTACCTTGCGGCGGTGCACCTATTTTCATCGTTCTCCTTTCAGTCAAGCCTCGCGGTAGTTATGTGCCGCCCTGGCGATAGCCAGGCAGATGTCCAGCGGGGTCAGATAGAATATCAACAAGTCGGCGTCATAGTCATCCCCGACACTGACGGAATATATGTCTTGCAACTGCTGCAATATCTCAGAGGTGAACATGAGCAAGTATATCGATTGTAGGCAGTCCATCGCCTGGCTCATGTTTGTGGTCGGTCTCCAGTCCTCGTCATTGACTACTGGAACCTTTTTGCTGTCGTACCATACGTCGCCACGCATACCGTAATCAATGGGGCCCTCGCCCTTCTTCATTCCCATGAGCTTGGCCATATCGTGGTCAAGCCCTCGTTTTTGCTCATCTGTCAATTCGATATTGGTCATAGCTTCGCCTCCCCCTCGCTATCATAGAATATTTCCGGCTCTGAGTCCTCCGACAACAACTCGCATAACTGTTTTATCTTCACCTCTACGAAGGGACTCCCCCGACGCAAGGCTCGGCGGGTGTCCTTGTCCAGGAACTGTACCGTACCCCGCTCAGAGATGAGCCGGAAGGCCTTGACGCCCCCGGCATAGACAAAGCCCCGCTTTAGGAGGGGCACGAATAGACGGCCAATGGAGCGGCTAGGGCGTCGCTTGGTGGTCATTGAGATATTACTACCTCGCGCCCCTTGTCGTTCTGTGCCAGGGCCAGGCCCGGAACATGCCCCCATCGGATGCACTCGCCAATAGTCCCGATGCGGTTATCACTCTGCTCCTTGCTGGTGTCCCACTCGAACATGGTCACGAACGCGCCAGTGCGGTGCATACACTCCATAGCGATATGACCCCAGATGCCGGAGCAAGTCGCCTCGCCGCTCTTGGTTTCAGCATCGTAGCCCCGCAGAATTGCACCCAGGAAATACTGTGACGGCTTGTCAGTCTTTTTCATCATATCCCTCCATTGGCTCGAATTGTATGCCGCCGTCGCCGGGGTAGGGTTCGGTGTGGTAATTAGTACCAGATAGAATAACCTCCGGAACACCGGCAGGGAAAGCCATGCAGATAAACACCGGATCTTCTGGTGGCCCTATTGTTTCTCGAAAATTAGCACATCGTCGCTCTTCACACGCTGTCAGTCGTGGTGTAGTCATATCATCCCCCCATCACCCTGCTTATTGCTTCTAGTTTTGATGTACCAATACCGGTAGTCCTGCCGCTTACAGTAGCTACAAATGTCTCTGCGAAATCCTCCTCGGCGTTAGTCCAAGCATAACTACTAGCCCTAGTGCCTTTGCCAAATGTTTCGCGAAGCACTCCTGATTCCAGCCGCTCTTCTACGCCATGACCCAACTCATGCACCCAACTGGATGAATTAACTTTGCGACCAGGGAATCGAGCAATAGTTCCTCCTCTTTCGGACTCGAATGACATGGAGGCTGTATCGCCGATACCCCGATGCTCCCCATAACGAATTACCTTGCAATTATCCCGCAACGCGCTACCCACGTCGGCATTATGCTCGGCCACATTGACAAGCTCGGAAAGCTCTGTATGTACCAAGTCATCAGCAAGACCCAACTCATTACGAACCGTTACTCCATATCGTTGTTGCAACACATCCTCAACATCTTTAACGGAATTGCCAACTCGCCCCTTCTGCGCAATATCTATCAATTCCTCACCGATGTCTTGGTGATGCACGACATAGCCCTGTGATGTCTTTAACGTCTGTGTATCCTGCGCTATGATTCTGGCCCGTAACTGGTTGCGACTGGCCTGCCGCTGTACTGCAAAGTATTCTCTTGCCAAAGCCTCGGGGTCAGAGACGCCCAATTTATTAGCGTATTTGATAAAGTTCTCTTCGTCTAATGACATAGCATCCCAGTACATTTCCATTGCATCGTCGGAAATTCCGGCTTGCTGAACTATATCACTCTTGATTGCTTGTACCGTTTCTTCTGGTGTCGCTGGAGGGGCTTGTCTTGCAACAGGCTCCACCGGCGTCGGCATACTCGGCACTCTCGGCCCACCACCCGGCTTCCACAGGTTCTTGCAGCCGTCGGGGGGAAGCTTGGGCGTGGTGATATCCCACAAATGTACGCAATTTGGATGCCACAAGCCGGGTTCCGCCATCGCGATGTTGACAGACACCTTGCCTCGCGCAACCCACCCGCGACAAATTGGGCACACGGCTGTCCGGGGCCTCAGTATCGCATACCCTTCGACGATCCCATTCTTGTTGTAGAAGTCAGCCTGAGCGCGACCACGGGCGTCGTTGGCGGCAAACTGTTGGGTCTGCTTGTCCTTCCACGCGCTCCGGTTCTTCTCCCAAGTCCCAATTCTCTTGGCGTAAACGTGGCGGTTCGCGGTCGGTACGTCCCGACGGATCTTGTTGATTTGGTTTGCCAGTTCCCGATTGTAGGTAGTGGTGATGCCGCGGGCGTCGTTGGTGCTGTGCTCCAGCATGGTCACCCATTCTTCGCTCTGGCCCAACCTGGCCTGGTATTCAGGACACCCCACCGCCTGACCCTGGAGTTTCAACTCCTTCTCGTAGGCTTTGGCTCGGATGTTAGTCAATTCCCCGCGCGTGGTCTGTTCGGCGACATCGTCTCTCATGCTGACAAAGTGGACATGCCGCATGACGGGGCTACCCTGGGCGACAATCGGTTCCCACGGCTGGACCTCGGCTATCTCGAAAACGAACGTATCTCGCTTCTCCCACTCAGCATCGGCGTCCATCAACGCCTGCCACTCTGCGTCAGTAATATCCAATATCCTGGCAACGGAGTCACGGCGCAACCGTGCCATTTGTCGAGAATAGTCCCGAAGCAGGGCGATGTCCTGCTCCTCGCGCTCCAGTTGGGCCTGTGCCTGTTGGCGGGTTCTACGCGGTATTGACATCAACACTCCATGCCCCACGCGAGCGCAGAATGGCATCATCGGGGATGGTGTGCATAACCACCGGCTGCCAAGTCAAGTCGTTATCGGCGGTATGCCACACATCACCGTTCTTCATTCCGATCATTGTTAGTTTGTGGAACGGGCTATTGTATATAGTCACGACTTGACTCATATCTGGCCCCGCGACTCGTTCCGCCATTCCCAGCTTTACCAATGGAGCCAATACCGTCGCTCCCGTTACGCCCAGACATGAGCCAAAGAATTTCCGTCTGTTCATGGCAGCTTCACCCCGCAACCGGGACAGTGCGTTATTCTAATCGCAGTTGAATCAAGGCAAATGCCGCAATCATTGCCTGCCCACCAAGCCCACTTTGCCGCTGCTCCCGACTGTACTTTTATACCTAGCGCCTCTAGTTCTTCGCACCGATGCTCGTTCTCGTCCCATTCGACGGTGACCTTTGCGCCGATAGGAACATCATTAACATCATTGCCCTCTGGAGAAACACGGATCATGTCTCCCTCGTAACCCGTACTCGTGCTGTGAACCTTGCC